GCACAAAGAACTCTAATTGTTTTTTTAACACCTATTACAAGCAAAGCCCTGGCATATCCCCAAGATTTTCCAGACCCTCGCCCACCATAGGCCACTTTAAAACGTGATGGCTCGAATAGAAACTGTAGCTTGATCGGAAAATCAACTGCACTAACAGCCTGGCGAATTTCTGGTGTGATTTCACTCACTTGGCTTTACAAACCTGACTTCAATAGCTTGTAGCAATGAATTGCCTTCTGCATCTTCAAATGTGGTTGCTTGGACTGCTTTGCCATCAACTCTGTCCATGACTTCTTTAACAGCCCAAGGTTCACCTTCAATCGCTGCTTCAACTAGCTTTTCAGCTATCTGACGTAGCTTTAACGCATCTTCTTGAACAAGTGCTTTACGCAACTGACCATAGAAAAGCTTTCCCTTTGAAGCGTTGGTATTACCCATCATCTTCTCTGATCTAGATTTGTCTGCTTCAGTCATTATGTTCTTGATTTTGTTGTTTTTTTACAACACTATGATAGTGATGTATCAGGCTCTTTTACTTCTTCAGACTGTTGTTTTTTTGCAACATTCTCTGCCATTTGTTGTTGAGCAATCTGATTGATACCATCAATTAATGGTTTGCTATATACATAAGGGATATTGCCTAATGCTTGTAGCAATTCGTTTACTTGTTGGATAGTAAAACTGATCATTTTTTAGCCTTTGCTGGTTTCTTAGCAGCAGCACGTTTCTCAGCGTAGGCGATAGCCACAGCTTGTTTAACTGGCTTACCTGCTTTTACTTCAGTTTTGATGTTCTCTTTGAACGCTTTTGGGCTTGCAGATTTCTTGAGTGGCACTTGCTTCTCCTTGATAATGGTTTTTACTGTCTTACTGTTTAATTTCTCTAGCTTTTTAGGAAATGTTCTGCGTTTCTTTATTTCTGGCGCAGGAAATGGCCAAGGTGCTGTTTCTTGCTTAAAACGCACAATACGATCTATTTCACTTTGTGTTAAATCTTCTCCAACAAAATCTTCCATCCACTTCCAAATGGCTTTTAATTTAGCTTTAATGTAATTCATATTACCCCCTTAACAATTCCAGTTTTTCAATGATGCCTTGGCTCGTTCTGCTGGGCCTTTGGCTTTTTTTACTACGCCTTCCATTCTTGCACAAAATGATTTCTTACGACCCTCATCCTTTTTAGTCTTAGGATTAGGAGCTGGTGCTTTGAGATTGCTGCCGTTCTTAGCGTTGTATTCAGCTCTACCCTTAGCTGTCATGCCTGCACCCTTTTCTGTAGGGTTGTAGGTCTTACCTTTGCCTGTAGTCTTGTGTGGGATAGGTTTGTCGTGTTTAGTAGCCATTATTTTTTCTTTGCGGTTTTAGCAGAGTCAATAAATGCTTGCTTTGTAGGTGCGCCCTTTGTGCCAGGTTTACGCATTTTCTTTACAGGTTTGCCCTCTGCCTTTTCTTTGGCAATACGAGCCTGTTTTTTGTGGATATTGGCATATAAGCCAGGTTTGGTTGCCATAATTGCCTATTCTGCCCAGCAAACGTCTTGCCAGCTCATTATTAAACATTTTTCGCCATTGTGAACTACTGGCGTGAACTTTAAATATTCCTCTTTGGGGTCATCATTCATAGTGCCAAAGCGAACTCTAGTGCCAACTTCAATAGGCATAGGCTCTCTGCGATTTGCGGATAGCTTTTTGCCAGGGCCTATTGCTACTACTGTTCCCATGTTCTCAGCTTCTTTATTGTTGACAATAATCACTTCGCTTAAAACACGAACATCTGGCTTGACAATTATCTTATCAGCCAGAGGTTTATATATTACAATTTCATCAGCCATTTCAATATTACCCTATTGTTGTGGTTATACAGCCTGTAGCCCTTTACCGAGGACTATGGGCTGTAGTTTTATTAACGGTATCCGTCTTTTTTGTGCTCGTAGCAGATGCCTTCGGTGCGACCTGTGTTAAACAGTTTGTCGCTACCAATCATATCTTCTTTGCCCATTGCTACACCACCACGCATAGATTTAGCTTTGCGCTCACCTGTGCGATCAGAAGAAGTTGCGCCTTTTGGCTCTTTTTCGCCAGTTGCGCCTTTAGTGCCCTTCATTGAATCCATTTTGCCCATGATTTTTCCTTTAAGATGGGGTTAATACACTACGAATAATAATACTATTTTACGAGTTTTCAAGTGTTTTTACTAGATTTATTACCACCAACTTGATCAATTTCTGCGAACTCGCCAATGATAAATTTTTCAGCATCTTCCTTGGTTCTTAGAATAAAAACAGGGCCACCTTTCCAATCATCGGCAAATTTTTGCTGTGATTTACTAAGCCCTTTTTTGCCATAAGCTGTGTTGGGGTTCTTGATTTCTACAAAATGCCATGCTTCCATGTGCCAGACCAGCAGATCAGGGAATCCTTGCATTAATTTTGATGTATCTTTAACCACCATTCCCCCTTTTTCTAATATTTCTACCAATTCATTATGATTGGCATCTTTTCTAGCGTTATGTCGCAAAGCCTCATTCCCTTCAACATCCCTACAAGCCATTGAACAATATTTTCTTGTTTTGTTGTAGTTTTTATATTCTTTATTACAAACCTTACATATTCTAATGCCTGCATTTGAAAAATTAGGGTTATTAGCCCCTAAAAGCTCTACCTTGTATGCAATAGACATACATGATTTGCTGCAATATGTTTGCCGTTTTAAATGTGCTGTAGCAACCTTTTGAACTTTGCATACTTTGCAAGTCCAAATTTCTACAGTTCTTTTCACATAAGTCATTGATTATTTATAATTAATCGTTAAGATATGCTAACTTTACATCAAAAAGGGCGCAAATGGCTGGTTATTATTTAACAGACGAGCAGTTCATTGAAGAATGGAAAAAGATAGGATCACCTTTAACATTTGCAAAAGTTCACGCATTGTCAGAAAGAGCTGTTTATAACCGCAGACGTTCTATTGAAACTAGGTTAAATATCAAGCTTGACAGCTTTAATGATCGCAGAGTTACTGATTATAAAAAGACTGAACAAACTGTAGGCAATACTCGTAGGGGTTTAAATATTGAAAAAGGGCGAGTAATCGTGTTTAGCGATGCTCACTTTTGGCCTGATCAAACAACAACAGCGTTTAAAGCATTACTAGAAACAATTAAAGAATTCAAGCCTACTGCCATAGTCTGCAATGGAGATGCGCTTGATGGTGCTTCTATTAGCCGTCATCCAAGACAAGATTGGTCAAAGCTGCCTACCGTTCAAGAAGAATTAGAAGCTGTGCAATATTACTTAGGTGAGATTGAATCAGTCGCTAAAGGTGCAAAGCTTTACTGGCCATTGGGTAATCACGATGCTCGCTGGGAAATGCGAATCATTGAGAATCTGCCAGCTTTTGAAGGTGTTGTAGGCACTACGTTAAAAGAACACTTCCCTGCCTGGCTACCTTGCTGGTCATTTTGGGTTAATGAAGATACTTGCATCAAGCATCGTTGGAAAGGTGGCTTTAGTGCAGGTCGAGCCAATGCCTTAAATTCTGGCGTAAATATGATTACAGGGCATACGCACCATTTATCGGTTATGCCAGTTGGGGATTTTAATGGAACTCGGTGGGGGGTTCAGACAGGCACATTAGCTGATCTACATGGGCAACAATTTGCTTATACTGAAGATACGCCTAAAGATTGGAATAGTGGCTTTGTAATGCTGTCATTTGAGCGTAGTAAGCTATTACAGCCTGAAATGATTAGAGTATGGGGCGAGGATGAGGTAGAGTTTAGAGGCAAAATACACGGAGTCTAAAGTGAAACTAACACCAGCAATAATCCGTAATTTATATTCAGCAATTTATTGCATGAAGCCTTTTGATCGCTGGGATATGCCTTTGCCTGACGAGATTAAGTTTGTTGTAGATAAAGACCCACAAACAATGGGAACTTATCTATACGACACAGGCGAGGAATACGAACATACGATTACTATTTCTGCTGCTCGTTGTGGTCATCTTGATACTGTAATGCGTGTTTTGTGCCACGAATGTATCCACATGAGCCGTCACAAGACGAACAAGTGGACTCACCACGATAAGGAGTTTCGTAATAGAGCGCACCGTATCTCGTTTGAATTGGGCTTTGATCCTCTTGAGCTTTAACTCTGTCTTCCGTAGTAAATGTTGTCATTCGCTAGTTCCCTTTCCAAGTTTCTGATTGACTCGTTCCAACAGCTCCTCTTCGGTAATGCCCCATTTATTTGCAAAACCTTTGTGACCCAACCCGTGAACTCCACTATTTCCCCGATGGTGTTCTGGGCAAAGTGGGATGACAGGGGATGTAGCCCGTTTAGTTCCATACCTGCGTAGGTGATGGAGTTCTGCCGGCGTGCCTTCAAACCCAAGGACTTCGGAACATAAAATACATCCGAGTTCTGCAATCTTACGGAGAGCGTTCTTTTCACTTTTAGTGGACACTATGCTTACTCGCCCAATCTTCCAACTCCTGAGCTGTTTCTGTGATCTGACAAGCGATTAAATACGCTTCTGTCTTACGCTGCTTTAATACTGCATTAAGAAAATGTTTTGTAAGTCTGTTAATTTTTAATAAGTTATCAGCGTAATCTGTCATGTTGTCATTTTCTCTAGTTGTCTGTTGTTAGCTTGTTCTGTGCGCCAAGCTTCAAAACGCATTTTTGCTGCTTCAAGTTGCCATTTTAACTTCTCTGCTTGCTCTGTTGCTGTGCCTATAGCCTTACATAGCTCTTGGTATTCAGGGCTACGGTATGCTTCCATTTCTTTAGCTGCAATGGATGCCCCATCCGCTTGCGCCATCTTAATTGCCTTAAGGCTATGTTTAAAGGCTTCGAGTTGCGCCAGTTCGCCCTTAGCTTTCGCATAGTCAGGAGCTTTTTGATAGATAAATTCAATCGAATCATGTGGATTAAATTCTTTCATTGATCTTCTCACAAATTTTAGTCATAAATTTAATTAGGCCGTCTGGTGTGTATTCACGTTCATATTGCGTGCATCTGCGACCAGGTTGGCCAGTAATGCCACAAATAGTTTTCCACGGCTGCCCCCCCCTAATTGGTATTTCAGGTAAATCTTTTGGATCAATTCCTACAATGTAAAGATGTGTCCACTTACGAGCTACATGACCAAAATGATATTGATCAATTAGAACAGTAAAACCACCATATTCATCAGGAAACTCGCCTGGTAATGGCAATGGTGCTTCTTTCCATAATCTACTGCCTTTTGGATGTTCCAATATGCCACCGTTTTTACGCACTTTATCTAAAGCAAACCAAGCTAAATCTTTTTCGTCTGGCCTGGGATTTGCCATGTGGCTTAACCGACCCCAAGCTCTGCAAGGTGGATGGGCAATAACAGGACAATCACCATCAAATTTACGAGCATCACGATCAATGTCATAAACATCATAGCCTTGTAAATCTTTGTATCGGCTATCTGTTCTTGCAAATAGCACAGCAATCATTTGAGGGCCATCCATAAACCAATTTGAGCAAAGCTATACCCAAACCAAATAAACGCATTAGGTATAGATTGTTTTCTTAACTGCTCAATTCCTACAATCAAATACCCAATCCCTGTTGCTGCGATGATGATTCTATCCATGTTCCCCACTCCCCCTTGTTTCCATGTTTGTATTGCTCAAAAAAATCGTTTAATACCACTTTACTAAAGTTTTTATTGCTAATGTAGTTTCTAAACCAACTTAATCCTTTTTTGTGGCGCAGATGACACAAATAGCGAATAGCGCATCTATGCCTGTGCTTTTGATCGTAATTCCCTTTGTTTAATGACATATTCTCGCATTTCGTAATAGCTTCCAAAACGAGCTAGTTTTGGGTCTTTACCACATTCCACCCTGTAAGCTTCTTCAATCTGTTCGTTTGTAGCAAGAGGTAACTGTTTCTGTTTAATGGCTTCTTCTTTGACCCATTCAGCTTTAAATCCAACCCAACCCCTTTCGCAGCACATTTGCATTACTTCTGAAAGAGTCATTTTAGCTTTATCAGCCTCTCTTTGTAATCCTTTGTAAGCTGTTTCTGTCCACTTGGCTTTCTTGCCTTTGCGAACTTCTAAATAATCTTTAAACAAAGATTCAGAAACACCTTCAGGTGTATTTATATTTGGTTTATGGTTATTGGTTATTGGTTGTTGGTTATTGGTTGGTTGAACGGTCGTTGAACGGGCGTTGATCGCTCGTTTAGCAGCCGATGCTTTTCCTGCCTTTGAAGCTGTTTCTATCTGGGCGTGATAATGAGCTATCTCTTGATCGCATCTAGAATGATGCCAACCGTCATCAGATTCGGTAAAAAACATATTCAACATAGAAACAACAGCCCACTCATTTTGTCTTGAATTAACTTTTATAGCTAAAACAGAATAATCTTTAGGCAACGGTTGTTCGGTATCGTAATAAAGCCAAATTAACTTGAGGTATATACCAACTTCTTCGTTGGTAAGGTAAGAGGTGTCTTTTATAAAGTCACCAATGTGATGCTGGTAGTAGTGCATATATCCTCTGTCAAAGGTAGTCAAATGGGTGGACTTGGCAGAGAAGTGACTAAGTTCCTTTTCGGGTCAAGTAATGAGCTTTTCCCTAGCCTGTCCATAGATTTTACTACAACTATTGTAATTCAGGCCAAATAATATGCCAGGACTGGGGAAATATATCTTTACGAGTCACTAGACCATGCGACTCACGCTCAAGCGTGGCAGCCAATATTACAAACTTTTCATGAGGAATGTTATTTTTACGCCACATTGATACGGCATTAGGCGTAACCCCTGCAAGTTTAGCGACTTTTGTTGATCCCCCCAGCAAATCAATTATTGCTGAATCTGATAGTTTTAGCTTCATGTAAGCAATCTTACACCTTATGTTGTTAATTTGCAAATAGTTGTTGACACCTATGTAAATATGCTTACAATCAATAGTGTAGCAATTTCGCTATATTTTTCGGGGGAACGAAATGGGTGAATTACACCAACTGATGTTAGAGCATGAAGAACAACTTGAAGAAGCATTAGATGCGATGGAGTGTGGCTGGCCTACACAAGATCAAATCGACATCATTCGTCATGCCTGTGGTAAGCCACGCAATGCTCATGTGCATCCAATTTTGCGTGATGTTATTAATGATTTTGGGAATGTATTTGGGGGTGCAAAATGAATCAATCAGAATCAATTGCTAAATTAGCAACAGCTTTGTCAATCGTTCAGGGGAAGTTAAGCCATGCAAAAAAAGATTCAGCAAATCCGTTCTTCAAGTCTAAGTATGCTGACTTGGAGTCTGTGTGGGATGCTTGTCGTGATCTTTTGGCTGAAAACGGCCTTTCAGTTATGCAGTTTCCTGGCGAATATATTGACGGCACAATGTCAATGACCACAATCCTAGCTCACAGCTCTGGTGAGTGGATTGGTCAAGAAATGTCAGTCCCAGTAAGTAAGCCCGACAGTCAAGGATGCGGAAGCTGTCTTTCTTACATGAGGCGTTATTCTTTGGCAGCCGTGGTAGGGGTGGTTCAGGCTGACGATGATGGAAACGCTGCATCAAACCCAGTTCAAAGTAAGTCTAGTAGTGCAATGAAGTCAATCGCCAAAGATATTTTATAAAGGAAAGAAAATGGCATATACACCAAAAGAAGGCTCAGGGAGTTTATTTAAAAATGACCGTAAAACGACTGATAACCATCCTGACTATACAGGCACAATTATGGTTAATGGTAAAGAGCATTGGCTTTCGGGTTGGGTTAAAGAAGGCAAAAAGGGCAAGTTTTTCAGTATTTCAATCGGCAAAGAAAAAATCCCAAAAGGATTTAGAGAAGCAGGGTCTGACGAATTACCCAAGAAAGACCCATTTGTAGATGACGTTCCGTTCTAAAGGAGAACACTATGCAGAACTTAATTAAAGACATCATTGAAACTAAATACACGGAAAAAGTATGGCAAGGGGTTGGAGTTGACGAAGAACAACAACTCATTAGCTTTACACCAGAAGATTTGGCAGCAGTCATTAAAGCGGTTCTGCTAGTTGCATCAGACTTATGCGTGTTCCAAGAGGACAGTATGAGAATCACTAATTACTCTAAAGGCATCTAATGACTTGCAAATCTTGTAAGTTTTTTGTATTTAATCAAAATGATATGATGGGAGCTTGTAAGCTCAATCCTGTGGTTGTTAATAAAATGCCCTCGGATTGGTGTGGTCAGGAAATTCCAGCGCAATATGAAGTAGAAATTGTGCCAGCAGCACCTGCAGTAGAAGTTGTATATGACATCAACACGGATGAAGTAAAACCAAAAAGGGGAAGAAAAAGTGCTAATAAAGGATCAGACAAGTGAAAGTGGGCATTGGTATGACGAAATGGGCAATCCAGCCTACGAAATCATCGGTGCGAATGGCAAACAAAGGAACACAACCTTACGAGATGCTAAAAAACTCGGTTTATTGCCCTCAGTTACAACAGTCTTGGGAGTCGCAGCCAAGCCAGGCCTTGACAGATGGAAGCAAGAACAAGCCATCCTTGCTGCGCTTACATTACCTCGCTTAGATGGCGAAGAAGAATCCGAGTGGCTTAGTCGAGTATTAAGCGACAGTAAAGCCCAAGGCAAACAAGCAGCCGAGCGTGGTAGTGCCATTCACGCCATCATAGAGAGCTTTTTTGACGGTATTTTGCTTGAGTCAGTCCCTACCTATTGCCGTAACATAGAAAAAGCCCTACAAGCTGCGTATGGGGCTAGATTATGGATTCCAGAGCAGAGTGCCAGCCATACAGAGCTAAAGTTTGGTGGCAAGGTGGATTTACACGCCAAAGCAGATAAAGTTAAGGGCATACCAGGCGTGGTTGTAGATTTTAAGACAAAAGAAACCCCTTTGGAAAAGGTCGTTCCATACGATGATCATATCATGCAGATGGCAGCTTACCGTGAGTTGTTGGGCTTAGAAGGTGCTAGATGTGGGATTATGTTTGTCAATGGCCTAACTAACGAAGTAAAGCTGTGCGAAATAGAAGAAGCAGACCTACAAAAGGGTTTGAAGTGCTTTTTCCACCTTTTGCGTTTTTATCAGTTAAAATCTGGTCTATAGAATTTTATGGGGCTGGCTTGGTTTCCCCCGACCATTACATCCTTCCGTGAGGAGTCAGCCCCACCCTGTTGTAAAAAAACAACACTCAAAATATTTTTAGTTTTCTTGATCTAGATCAATTATTTTTTGCAAAAACGCTCATAAACTGGTATCACTCAATAACGAGTTAACTTAGTCGGGGGATTAAAAATGCAAGTTACAGAAATCTACAAACAAGAAGCACGTTACAACCCACGCATCAAAGCTACTGTTGGTGGTGCTTGGATTGCTGTATTGGCAAATGGCGATGAGTTCCCAGTTTGCCGTGACTATGAAGCAAAAAATGAAGCAGAAGTTCGTGTTATTTTAGATAATTATTAACTTTACGACAGGTCATTGATACAGTTCAAATGAGCCGTGTGAGCAGAATTTAACATGACCTTGACCTGTCATTTTTATTTAGGGGGATTTATGAAAATTACATTACTTGATTGGATTGGCGTAATACTGCTGGGCGTATTACTTGGCTCAATGTTTGCATGGGGGTTCTAATGATAGACAAGTCTGCTTTCAAAATAGAATTTATGAGGTCTTATTCTGGCAAGCAATTATTTAAGAACAGGGCTTGCTTGGCTTTGTTATTAAAGCGCAGGGGGAGTTCTTTAGAAGCAAAACGCAAAATTGTAATGATGGCTAATTCACCATTGTTTTACGCATTTGGATACGAATACAACGCAAAAGAAGGATTAAATTATGGTTATGGATACTGAATACGCAGTTCCTGAAACAAAAGCTTACAAGTGCTACAAAGTAGGCAATATTTTGTATGTGCCTCATTACACCAATCCTGGTGTTTATGTAGGGCCAAGCATTAGACAAGAAACAGGCTTTGTCAAAGCTAAATATGTAGCTAGATTCTTTTATAAAAACGAATTAATCAAGATGGGCGCATCAGAAATTATTGAGCAGCTCTGGTCAACATCAGCAAGGGATCAAAAATGAGCTTATGGGATGAAGCAAGTGAATTAGAAAAGATTTCAAGCCAGTTAAGCTGCCTTGGCAACGTGCTTGAACTTGTAGCTGAGAAGATTTCAAGCGATGCTGAAAGTGGCACTTTATGGCTTTGTCGTGATGTTTGTGAAAGCTTGCACGATAGGTTACAGCTTAGGGTAGAGTCTTTGCTTGCAATGCACGTTGAGAAAAAAGGCAAGAAAAGTGAACAATGAACCAGTAGCGTGGATGTTGTTAGGGTTGGAAGACCGAAAGCCAAAGTTAATTAACTTACAGGTGATTGAGCATCTTGAAGGCACATGGATTCCACTCTACACCCATCCAATAAAGACACTAACAGATGAGGAAATACTACAAGAGGCTTGGTATATATTGGCTACCCAATGGCAAAGAAAGGCGCAAGAGAAATGAACGCAAATGAACTAGCTGAAATACAAGCATTTAAAACTGAAGAACTAACTATGTGGGAACGAAACCATACAGCCACTATGCTACGACAGCAACAAGCTGAATACTATTCTTTACTTGTTAATCACGACAAACTTTATGCAAAAGTAGTAGAGCAACAAGCTGAAATAGAAATGTTGAAAACAAAGACACTAACAGATGAGGAAATAAAAGAATTATCTGAAGAACATTTAGACATGGATTGGCAAACAGGAGTAATTGATTTTGCTAGAGCAATACTAAGAAAGGCACAAAACAAATGAACGCAAAACAAATAGCTGATGAATTAGAAAACATTTATTGGATACAGGGCGATGGAAAAGGCAAACCATTTCAGCAATATGCAGAC